CCTGTGCCTCAGCAGTGTCAGTGATGTAACGCTGCAACCCATGCCGGGCGGTGCCCGGCGCAACGCGCCAAGAGGTTCTTGACGTGGCAAAGCAGAAGCCAGCCCCTCCAGCGCCGCCCAAAAGGCAGCGCATCCAGAAGGACCCCAACAGCCGCACGTCCAAGCGCGCGGCTAGCAGAACCGCTGACAACTTGCGCGACGACAGCAAGATGTTCCGCGATCGTTTCATCCTCGAGTACCTGCGCGACTTCAATGCGACGCAGGCTTACATTCGTGCCGGTGGCACGAGTGCTCGCCCGACGAAGGCCGGTTACGAACTGAAGTGCGAAGCGTATGTGGCTAAGGCGATAGCGGACGCAATCGATGCACTGGACGAGGCGGCGGTGACCACTCGGCAGCGCATTCTTGCCGGGCTGGTGCGTGAGGCAAACCATATCGGCGGCGATAGCTCGCACGGTGCGCGGGTGACAGCATGGTCGAAGCTGGCGGGCCTCATGGGCTTGGAGGCACCGCAGGTTGAGGCAGCACAGGCCCTCAGGGGCGGCGTGCTGATCGTACCTGCAACGCAGAAGGTAGACGATTGGGAGAAGCGCAGCGCGGCCGCACAGCAGGCGCTGAAGGACGAGGTCCGCAAGTAATGGCCGACGGCGGATACCAACGCTCGGCCGGGGGTGTGCTGATGCCCGCCCCGAAGGTTGTGTGGTCACCACTCGCAGGCTCGCAAGAGCTCGCGATGTCGTGCCCCTGCAACCACATCCTCGTCGAGGGCACACGCGGCCCCGGTAAGACCGACGGTCAGCTGTTCAAGTTCCGACGCCATGTTGGCCTCGGCTATGGCAAGTTCTGGCGCGGCGTAATCTTCGACCGCGAGTACAAGAACCTGGACGACTTGATCAGCAAGTCGCGGCGCTGGTTCCCCGAGTTCGACGACGGTGCCAAGTTCCTGTCGGGCAACAGTCAGCTGAAGTGGGTGTGGCCCACTGGCGAGGAGCTGCTGTTCCGCGTTGCGAAGAAGCTGGCGGACTACTGGAACTATCACGGCCAAGAGTTCCCGTTCATCGGGTGGAACGAGCTGACCAAGTACCCCGGCAGCGAGCTCTATGACATCATGATGTCGTGCAACCGCTCGTCGTTCCGCCCCGAGGATTACCCGGTTTGGGTGCCGGGGCAAACGCAGCCGCAGTTCCTGCCCGAGATGCCGCTCGTGGTGTACTCAACTACGAACCCGTTCGGCGCTGGACACAACTGGGTCAAGAAGCGCTTCATCGACCCCGCACCGCCGGGCCAAGTCGTGCGCTACGTCACCAACGTCTTCAACCCGCGCACCAAGCAACGCGAAGACATTGTCAAGACGCAGGTGCGCATCTTCTGCTCGTACAAGGAGAACAAGTACCTGTCGCCCGAGTACGTGGCGGAGCTGGAAAACATTCGCGACCCCAACCGCCGCCGCGCGTGGCTGTTCGGCGACTGGGACATCACCGCAGGCGGTGCCATCGACGATCTGTGGGACGAGATGACCCACCTTGCGCCGCGCTTCAAGGTGCCGAGCGGCTGGAAGGTCGACCGCTCGTTCGACTGGGGCAGCACCAAGCCCTTCAGCGTTGGCTGGTGGGCTGAGGCCAATGGCGAAGAGGCCACGCTGGCCGACGGCTCGAAGTGGTGCCCGCCGCCCGGTACGCTCATCCGCATCTATGACCTGTACGGCTCCAAAGAGCTGGGCACCAACAAGGGCGTCTTGTGGGGGCCGAAGAAGGTGGCGCGCGAGGTCAAGGCCATCGACGAAATGCTGCTGAAGGAAGGCTGGATCGCTGAGCCTGTGCGCCCCGGCCCCGCGGACGGTGCGATCTACGACGTGCGCCCTACCGACGACGAGGACATGCCCGAGAGCATCGCGGCGGCCATGGAAGACGAGGACGTGTACTGGCAGCGCGCGGACAAGTCGCCGGGCTCGCGCAAGAATGGTCTGCAACTGCTGCGCGACCGTTTGCAAGCAAGCCTTGATTTCGAGGGAGCGGGAATCTACTTTATGCGCAACTGCGCAGCTACGATGGAGCTGCTGCCCGGCATCCAGCGCGACGAGGAAGACCAAGACGACGTCGACACTGAGACCGAAGACCATCTGTATGACGAGGTGCGGTACCGCGTGCTGAAGGGCAACAACCGCAAGGCCGAAGACATCGAAATCGAAATGCCACATTGAGGGGAACACCATGCCGCAGATCAACTATGTTCGGCCCGAAGTAACAGCACAGCTCGCCAAGTGGAACCAGATCCGCGATTGCCTCGCGGGGCAGGACGCCATGAAGGCGAAGGGCACCGTCTACCTCCCGCAGCCAAACGCCGACGACAAGTCCGCCGAGAACAAGAAGCGTTACGAGGGCTATGTCCAGCGCGCCATGTTCCTCAACGCCACCGGCAACACGCTCGAGGGGCTTGTCGGGCAGGTCTTCAGCGCCGACCCGGTGCTGGACATCCCCGTCAGCATGAAGCTGCTGGAGCAGGACGTCGACGGCGGGGGCGTGGAGCTCACGCAGGCCGCAAAGCGCACGCTCAGCGATACGCTGGCATACGGCCGCCACGGGTTGCTCGTCGACTACCCCAAGCAACCGCTGAACGAAGACCAGACGCCGCGCGCGTTCACCCGTGCCGAGGTGCAGGACGGCACCGCTCGCCCGTGCGTGCTTTCGTTCGGGCCGCAGAGCATTATCAACTGGCGCACCAAGCTCGTCGGCGCGAAGCGCGTGCTGAGCCTTGTGGTCATCGCCATGGACTACATCATGTACGACGACGGGTTCGAGATCAAAACGGACACCGAGTGGCGCGTGCTGCGCCTCGACGAATCCAACCTGTACGTCGCCGAGGTGTGGCGCAAGGCGGAGAACGTGGCGGGCGTGCCTGCCGCGGAGCCGTTCATCCGCGTGGACGTGTCGTTCCCCACCAACGCGGCCGGGCAGCGCCTCAACTACATTCCGTTCACCTTCGTTGGTGCACTGAACAACAACGAGTATCCCGATAAGCCGCCCATGTACGACATGTCGTGCGTGAACATCGGCCACTACCGCAACAGCGCCGACTACGAAGACAGCGTCTACATGGTGGGCCAGCCCACGCCCATCATCACCGGCCTGACGAAGGACTGGGTCGACAACGTCCTCAAGAAGAAGATCACCCTCGGCAGCCGGGGCGCTGTGCCGCTGCCTGCTGGTGGCGACCTCAAGCTGGTGGCCGCCACCGAGAACGGGCTGGTGAAGGAGGCCATGGAAAGCAAGGAGCGCCAGATGGTCGCGCTGGGTGCGCAACTGGTGGAGCAGAAGGAAGTGCAGCGCACGCTCGGCGAGGCCAAGATGGAGAAGGCCGTGGTGACGAGCGTGCTGGTGCAGTGCGCGAAGAACACCGCCACCGCGTACCAGACCGCGCTCCGCTGGTGCGCCGAGTTCTACGGCGAAGAGCCCACCGCCATCAACTACGCGCTGTCCACCGACTTCGCCATCGTGAAGATGTCGCCCGAGGAGCGAAAAGAACTGGTCGCCGAGTGGCAGGCGGGCGCGGTCAGCTTCACCGAAATGCGCGACGGCCTGCGCCAGTCGGGTGTCGCCTTCCTGGACGACGCCAAGGCCAAGGCCGAGATCGACCTCGAGCAGGAGCAGCGCATGGAGATGGAAGTGAAGGCGGCTGGCGACCTCGCCACTGCAACGGGCGACGCTGGTGGCGACGATGCGGACGAATAAGGGCAAGCTGCTCCACGACGTCACCATCCAATACCAAGTGTATCTGGAGCGGCTGAAGGCGGGCGAGGTGCGCAAGCTGGACCCGGTGTTGCGCGCACTCGACGCGGCAGTGCGCAAGGCGTTGGACGGTATGCCCGACGCCCCCAGCCTCTCCCGGCTGACGACTGCGTTGCGCACGCTGCGCCGCGAAGCCGACGCCATCACGGCCAAGTACCTTGAGGGCAACGTGGCGGAGCTGAAGCGCCTGTCGGCCTACGCCACGAAGTTCCATAGCGAGACGCTGGGCTTGGTGTGGCCTGCGGCCGCGCCTGCCCTCGCCACGCCTGCGGCGGCCGCTGTGTGGGCAACCACCCTCGCCGCCCCAGTGCAGGCCACAGGGGCGCTCTTGGAGCCCTTCCTGCAGAGCTGGTCGGCCCGCGCGCTGCACCGGGTGGAGGGCACCATTCGCACCGGCTACGCGCAGGGCAAGACCACGCAGCAAATCGTTCAGGCCATCCGCGGCACCAAGGCCGCCAATTATGCAGACGGCGTGCTGGGTGGGCTCACCCGGCGCGAGGGCGCTGCGATCGTACGCACCGCGATTCAGCAGGTGAGCAACGCCGCACAGCAGTCCGTCTACGAGTCCAACAGCGACATCGTGGAAGGCTACGAGTGGGTGTCCACACTGGACAGCAGAACAACGTCGCAGTGCCGCAGTCTCGACGGACGCATTTTCCCGCTGGGGAAGGGGCCGATACCGCCGTTGCATATCGCGTGTCGCTCCACTACCATCCCCAAGCTAAAGGGCATCGATCTTCGCGACGGCACATCGCGCGCAAGCAAGGGCGCGGACGGCGGCAAGCCGGTCGATGCACAGCTGACATATTACGACTGGCTGAAGACACAGCCAGCTTGGTTCCAGGAAGATGCGCTCGGCAAGGACCGCGCGCAGTTGTTCCGAAAGGGTGGGCTGAGTGCAGACGAATTCGCACGGCTCAACCTCGACAAGAACTTCCAGCCCCTGACACTTGATCAGATGCGGAAGAAGAACCCCGCCGCCTTTGCCCGCGCCGGGCTATAACGCCAACCGGAGAACAGACACATGGCACTCAAGCGCACATACGAGAAGCGAGAAGATATCCCGAAGGGTGCCGAAGAGCACTACAAGG